CAGGGGCTGTAGCCGGAGCCGTAATGGGAGCCGCATCTGCTAGGGCTGCAAGAAAGGCACAAGAAAGAAAAATTGAAGCCGATAAACAGAGAGCTTTAGGTGAAATAGCTACGGAAGAAGGAAAACAATTAAGTACGGCACTAGGCTCAATGGGAGCAAGAATGTCGGCATCATTCCGATAGGAGCATAAATGACTAGCAGATATATATCATATTTAATAGAGGATGTTCGTCTTAGTACGGAGAACACAGATTTTTCTGATACCATAGGAATTAAAGATACAGAGTTTCTTAGATTCTTAAACGATGGACAGCAAAGAATACAGAACACAATTGTTCAACAACATCCTCAAGTTTTCTTAAAAGAAAAAACTGTAAGTGTTACAGGAGATCAAGAAGCATATTCTCTTCCAATAGATGCCTACCTTGGAAACAAAGTAAGCCAGGTTGAGTTTAACCCTCAGTCTACTGGCAAGGAATACTTTTATCCACTAAGACCGGCATCACTTTTTGAAAGAGATTCTGGCTCAAATGGAGATCCAATAAAATACATTAGGCAAACAGGAAAAATACTTTTAATACCTATTCCTGATGCCTCTGTTGGACAACTTAGATATAACTATGTTCAAAAATTACCACGATTGGCATTGAGAAGAGGATCTGTATCTTCAGTTACTTTAGATAGCAATACCAATACGGTAACGGCATTATCCCTGGATGTGTCTACTGATTCGGTTGATACAAACGAACTTAGTAAATGGACCAGGGTATCGATTGTTGATGAAGAAGGTAATGTTAAAATGAAAAACATTAAGGTAACAAATGTTGATGGCTCTACTGGAGTTGTTAGTGTTGATCCTTCTTTTTCTTACGATGACGGTGAGACAATTGGTGTTGGAAATTATATTGTTGAAGGAAGTTACTCAAGCACTCACGTACTGTTAGACGAAATGGTTGAGCGTTATTTAATTGCTTACGCAACATTTAAAATTTTACAAAGAGACAGTAACGTAACAGACCTTCAAGTACAGCAAAGTGTTTTACTGGAAATGGAATCAGAAATAGCAGAAGCGTATGCAGAAATTTCTGATGATATAATGGAAATTCCTCAAATAATCTCTTATGACGATGATTGGGTATTATAATGGCATATAATATAACTAAATATTATCAAAATATTCTTGGACTAGATTTAAGAGTATCTGATCTTTTACGTGACCGAGGCGCGGCTACTGAGGCTAAAAATATACTCTATAGGCAAACCGGAGCGTTATCAAAAAGACCAGGGTACCAGATAAGAACTGATAAAGGTGTTGGCGGATCTTCATTAATTAAATTTAATAATGTTGAAATCGGAACCGGTATAATTACAGAAGAACTTTTGGCAACCGATGATAATTTATCTTTATATACTGAACAAAATTTTGTCATTACTTATTCTGGACCGGATTCTGCTTTTTATAGTCTGTTCTTAAATAAAACGGATGGCACATTTAAGTTTGAACTTTACGAAAATGGTGGAATAATATTTAGCCAGGATTTAGGAAACGGTCAAGGGGCTTCGGATACAACCGTGGCACAGATAAAAACATTAGTAGATGCCGAGGCTAATTTTTCAATGACAATATCTGACGCTGGATCTACTCCAATGGCATTTGCACCAATAGGTGAAGCAGTTACTATATTAAGTACAGGGACAACTTCTTACTATTATACATGGACAACGGTTGACACTCCTGGAACTTATTCTGCACCACTTGGTTTACATTGGGCTACTAGAAACAATAACGATTTTGAGATTTGTAGTTTTGCTCAATTACTGGATGTATTATATATTGCTAACGGATACGATGACCTTCATAAATATGATGGCAGTAGAATTTATAAAGCCGGATTACCGCAGCCAACTGCATTAAGTGACTCTGCCGGAGGAGCCGGATCTTTAACTGCTGGTGATTACCAGTGGAAATATACGTTAGAGCATACCGATGCTAAAGAAAATATTTTAACAAGTCTTGAGTCTGACGTGCTAACTTTTACAAGTGCCGGATCAGATTCTCGCGTAGTAACATTAACTCACCTAACAGCCGGATCTGGTTATAATGTTGCCGAGGCAGTTATAAACGGAAACCAGGCAGGGGTAAATACAATAACAGTTTCTTTAGGTCACGATTTAAAAGTTGATGACCAAGTTTATATAAAAGATGGAGTAACTGGAGAAGTAATTAAAAGAAAAGTAATATCGACTACAGCAACTACAATTGAAATTGAAGGAGATGCGGTTGATGTAACAGACTTAGACACAATATCACCAATCAAACTTAGCTTATGGAGGACTAAATCAGGTGGATCAGTTTTTTATCTGGAAAAAGAATTTGTTAACGACACTACGAACGCTACTATTGCTTACACTTCGACTAATGCCGATACTGCCTTGCTTATTGAGTTTATAGCACCAGTAAAGGTACCAGGACCGCCTCCAAAATGTAGATACATTGATGTATGGAGAGGGCAGCTTGTAATGACCGGAAATAGAGAATCATTAAACACTGTTTACTATAGTGACTTTGATGGAGAATCTTTTCCACTGGATCAAAGCTTTACAACTGAATCACGTCTTGGTGGAGGTAACAGCGGTATTAAGTCTTTAGATAACAGTCTCTTTATTTTTAAACCACGTTCAGTAATTACCTGTACGGGGGATTTAGGAACAGATCAATTTCAGATCGATGGACTAGGTGATGATGGGGTAGGTTGTATTGCTCACGCTACAATAAAAGAGATTGACGGAGTTTTATGGTTCCTTGGTAAAAATGGAATCTATACTGTGAATAGAGCCGGTCATGTCAAGATGAGCGAGAAAATAGAACCCAAGTTTGACTCTAGTTACGTTGAAAAAAGAGCTACGGCTCATTATTGGATTGAAAAAGATTTGTATGTGGTATCTTTTCCCGTTTTCCTGGAGGACGGCTCTTCCCAAAAATATTTGGATACTACAAACAGTTTTATTATGGTGTACGATCTTTATCGTCAAGCCTGGTATGAATGGAATAATATAAATTTATCTGGAGGCATTGCCGAGTTTAACGGAGACATTTACGTATTAGGTTTTGCTCAAGATCCAGTGGCACTTGCTGCTACAAGATACATCTATAAAATGCTAGATGCCGGAACAGAAAATGATTACGCAGACCATGATGGTCCGATAAACTTTACATATAAAAGCCATTGGGAAGCCGTTGGAAATCCTTCCGTATATAAAAAGTTTTTAAGAATAAAAGTACACGCTTTGGATGGAACTATTGGTGACTTTGAAACAGATAAATACAGTTTGGCAATTAGCACAGAACATGATTATAACCAGATTACAGAATCCACATTATCGCTTGATTTTTCTGGTGGATCTGAAGGATGGGGAAATAGTCCTTGGGGAGAATTTGTTTGGGGAGAAGCGCGTTTAGAACAAATGACTTCAAAACTTGCAAGTAAAAAAGCCAAGGCTGTAAGAGTTATATTTAGTAATGAAAACCTATTGGAGAATGTTCTTATTTCTGGCTATGAACTTGAAGTAGCTGCTCCATACGATCTACAGATAAAAGACTAAGGAGATAGTTATTAAATTTAATTTAGAGAGAATAGAAGACATTGTAAATTTGACCAGGCAGTTAGCCATTGGTCTTAGGGATTTAAGTCTAGGTGACAATTTTAAAGGCTTTGAAGAAACGATAACAATTTCAGCAACTTCTGAAGCCAAGATCCGTAACCAGTTGAATTTTATCCCAACTAAGTTTATAATCACGGATATAGACGGCAATGCTGTCATAAGCCGGGGATCTACAGCATGGGATGAAAACTATGTTTATTTATATAACAACGGCGCAACATCGGTAACGATAACAGTACAATTTTTGAAATAAGGGAAAGAATATGTTTAGTATGAAAGGAGTAGACTTAAGCAGAATAGCAGCAAACGCAAAAGCTGCAAAAGAAGCTAAAGCAAAGGCAGCGGCTGAAGCCAAGGCAAAAGCAGCGGCAGCAGAAAAAGCCAGGAGACAAGGTATTTTAGATACGGCTGATGAAAGCACAGTTTCTGGTCGTATTCAGAAACAGGCTGGAATGGCTGGCTTTGACGATGCTAGAACTCAAGATATAATAAAAGGATCGCAGTTTGGTGAAGCCGTTCTCGGTCCAGAGGGCTTAGGCAGACTTGGAGAAAGTGATACATTGAAGGCAATGGAGGCACAGGCTGCTGAACTTGCTAAAGGATATTCATCAGAAGAAATGTTGGCAAGAAAAGAAAGAGGTATTGAAGAAATACAGGGATCAACTGCGGCACAGAGTAGGGCTGTTCAGGCACAATTGGCAAGAGCCGGTGTAAAAGGTGCTGCTGCCGGAACTCAATTAGCCGGTGTTGCAATGAGTGGTATTGAAGCCAGAGGAAATCTAGAAAGAGATTTAATGATTGCCAATAGACAGGCTCAGATAGAAGGACTTGGAGTACAAAGAGGAATATTCCAGGAAAGAACTGCTAGAACTCAGTTTGACTTAAGCCAGGCAGCAAAGGAAAAAGACATTGCCCTTCAAGCCGGACTTGGATTTGCTCAAATGGGAAGTACAGAACGTGCTGCCGAGTTAAACAGACAGGCACAAATAAAAGCTGCCAGAGCAAGTAAGCCGAGATCGTGCCACGTTGCAGGAACTCCAGTAATGATGCAAGATGGCTCATATAAAAATATTGAAGATCTTAAAGTAGGTGATCA